TTTGGTATTTCGTTAATCTCGAAAATCGCACCCCCATTGCTGCACCTAAAGTGCTGCAGTGTTATTGTATTTACAAAGTACAATATACGTTAAATTAATTTATGCAAACCTATTGACAATTAAAAGGTACAATGCTATAATATAATTACAGTAAAGGAAAGGAGATGAAATAAATGTTTAACACTTTTATGGCTTAGTACCTATAAATAAAAAAAGATTTACAAGAAAGGGTGAAAGAAAAAATATATGAAATTATTAACACAATCAGAACTCGAAGTATTAAAAGAAGCAGAAGACATTTTATTTTTAAGTTTAGATGGTAAATTAGAGGAGATTTTTGGTGTTTCAGCTGTAGCATTACATGTTGCTATTAAAAATTATATTAAGTTAACGCTAAAAGACGTGAAACCCGAACACAAAAAGCTATAGAAAATTATAGTAAAAATTGGTATAACAAGAAAGTAGATGAATAAACATGTCAGAATGGATAACTCACGCACAAGTTCGCAAGCGTTTTCAAGAGCATTTCTGCGAAACACTTTACGAACACCCGGAACTAGTAACGCAAAAAACTGTGGAAGAATACGAGCATATCAAAGATATTATGAGAGAAGAACAAGGAACAGCACTAAGCGTATGCAGCACAACGTATAAGACAAACATACATTACGCTTTTTTGTATAAACTCAAAGATAAAGTATACGATAATGGAAAATATTATATCGCATACATAACAAACGATCAGCGCATTGATGTACCAATCAGTGCAACATTAATAAAGGAGTTATATTCATGGATAGAAGAAAAATTAAAAGAATTATAAAAAGTGTAATAGAGACAATTATTTTAATTTTAGTATTAACAGGTTTATTTCTTGCTACATTTTATTGGGTTGCTGTCATAATAAACTTTTTTGTACCGATGCCGTAAATTAGTAATAGCATTTATTGTTACACAGTTAAAATTGTTTTACGTGAAACATTGTAAAAAAGGAGAATAAAAATAATGAAAAAATTTAAGAATGAAATTGTATATATTATTTGCAATGGTGATAGTATTGGTATTAATAAGGAAACATATACACCTGTTCCTTGTTGTAATATTTCTTGCGATAAATGTTTATTTTATACTAAGAAATTACTTTGTGTTGATGCGCTAGTTAAATGGTCAGACGAGCATCCATGGAAAATATCTGATTTAATGAAATTAAAACTAGTAAAAAATTATTAAAAAGTGCTTGACATTTCAAGTACAATCTGATATACTTAATAATGTAAGAAAGATATTAATTATCCAACTTGCAAATACCACACCATATAGGGCGGTGTTCATACCACCGCTCACTCACAAAAATAACAGATATTCCGACACCCAGGTAGGCGAAAAAATCGGTGGCAACGTGTAAAGGTTCGATTCCTTTTATCTGATTCGACCTCATAAGAAGTCGTACATTTAGCAGCCTAGCAAGCACAAAAAACAAAAAAGAAAGAGGTGAAAAAGTAAAATGTCAAGAGCAAGAAAAGTAACAAGAACTATCTCTTCAACTAAAGTTGTCGTCATGTGTGTAGATACAGAGACAGCTAAAGTTAATAACTATGAGGTAACAATCGCAGGTACTTATACAGATGATAAGAAGTTGATGAAAGCGGTTACTAAAGTAGTAGAGACAGAAACACTTAAGCCAGTATCAGTAGTTTCAACAGAAGTTATTGAGACACTGTACGGCATGGATGAACAGAAGTTCATCGAAATGGCAGAGGTATTACCGCCAAGAGACAAAAAAGAAACAGACGAAAATGAAGCAGAAGAATAAGCATAAGTAGAAGAAAAAGGAGAAAAAAACAATGAGTAAAATTACAATCACAAACACAAGCAGAGAACTTACAGAGGTAGAGCAGTATCTTATGACAATGGATTCCGGAATCACATCTATGAAAGATGTTCAAGATGGCGAACCAATTTCAGTAGACGCTTATATTGAGTATAAAGATATGAAGAAAGACGGCTCTGAGTCAGATATTCTTTCCATTATTACGATGGATGGTAAAGTATACTCAACGCAGTCTGAGACATTTAAGAACTCTTTTAAGTCAATTCATGAGTTGATGCATGGTAAGTCGTACAGCATTATAAAGCTTAGTGGAATAACTAAAGCGGGTAGACCGTTTGTTGACTGTGGTCTTGATGTAAATTCAGTAAAATAAGTAAAGTTTATCGTAAATTTTTTCTTTCCTAAAATATAAGGGTGGGCAGAACGCCTGCCCTGTTTTTTTTATTTAACTAATGTTTCACGTGAAATTTTAATATGGTGTGAAATATAATAAAAATGTGAGAGGTGTGATAAAAAATTGAAAAATAGTAAATCAAAGTACACTCAGTACTATAATCAATATAAGCGAAAAGTTTCAGCATTAAGAAAACAGAATATTGAATTACGTGGTGCAAACGTATACCAAACAGAAACCCAGTTACGTAAATGGGGTATTCAAGGAAGAGACTTAGCAAAGATTACTAGGCAGTTAAAAAAAGATATTAATAACCTTGCAAAACAGGAGGCCTATTCAACAGCAACTGGGGAAATTTCGACAGTCGGAAAACTTAAACATGAACTGGCAACCGAGCGTGCTAAGCGTGGTGCAGAGACAAGGAAACGTAATAAGAAATCAGTACAGGAGTTTTGGTCGACAGCCAAACAGCCAACCACGAAAGATTTAAAGAATAATGTCCATTTAAGAAAACCAAGTGACACAAAATTAAAACAGCCACAGTTAGGAGATATTTCAAACCAGCATTTTATTGATGATTTTTTAATGCGAATAACTACCCCAGTACCAACAGAAACAATATACGGTAATAGAAGAAAAATAGCCAATATAGAAATAGCACAAGAGGCGCAGTCTGCTTTATTAGAATTATATCTTAGTGCCATAGATAAAGATGGTGAAATAGTTGTAGGAGAGCGTCTTGCAAATAACTGGGATGCAATCAAATTGCATTTAGAAGTAGTTTTAACCGATTCAAAAGGTGTAAATGTTGCTTCTTCATTAGAAGCTATTGGAGAAATTATTATCGGTAGAACGTTATCTGTTGTAGAACGTGATGCTTTAAACGATGAACAGGAAACACTTTATTCATGGGATATCGAGGATAATACTTATGAATAGTAAACGTACAATAAGAATATTCATGTGTGACTTTGAAACCACAGTATACAACAACCAAGACCATACAGAAGTATGGGCGGTTGCCATTGTGGAATTATTCACAGAGAACGTTACAATACTCCATCGTATTGAAGATATGTTTACATATTTTCGTGCTTTAGACACAAACATCATAGCATTTTTCCATAACCTAAAATTTGATGGTGCTTTCATTCTTGATTATTTATTAGCGCAAAAGAAATACCCACAAGCACTCAACAATGATAACGGTGTTTATTCGTGGAAAAGGAATAAGGAAATTCAAACCAATGAAGTGCGCTATAGTATATCAGATAAGGGTATGTGGTATTCCATTACACAGAAGCTTACAAACAATAAGTTACTGGAATTTCGTGATTCTTTAAAACTGTTACCTTTCTCAGTTGAAGTTATAGGAAAAACGTTTGCTACGAAACACAAAAAGCTAGACATGGAATACACTGGTTATAGATATGCAGGATGTGAGATTACTGAAAAGGAACGAGAGTATATTGCAAATGACGTTCTTGTAGTAAAAGAAGCACTTGAAATCATGCTAGAACAGGGATATGACAAATCTACTATTGGTTCATGTTGTTTGGAAGAGTTCAAAAAAGGTTATGACAAGACAGATTATGCACAGTTATTTCCTGATATTTATAAGATAGAGACAGGAATAACAAAATATCCCACCTTTGGTGATTACATCCGTAAGTCCTATCGTGGTGGTTGGTGTTACCTTGTAAGAGGGAAAGAAAATAAAATATACCATTACGGCACAACAGCAGATGTTAATAGTCTTTACCCATCTATGATGCACTCTGATAGTGGTAACTTCTACCCAGTGGGGAAACCACACTATTGGAGTGGAAACTTTATTCACGAAGAAGCGTTAAAGAAAGATCCGCAAGGTGATCCAAGATATTTTTTCTTGCGTATCCGAACAAGGTTTCACTTGAAACATGGTTATTTACCATTCATACAGATAAAAGGGTCTCCGCTCTATCGTGGTACAGAGATGCTAGAAACAAGCGATGTGTATAGTAAGAAATATAACAAGTATTTTCCGTATTACTATGACAGTGGAAACAACAGGCATGAAGCAATTGTAGAAATGGTTGTTACTTGTACAGATTATTATTTAATGCTAGAACACTATGACTTATATGATTTTGAAATTATAGACGGTGTATGGTTCTATGCAATGAAAGGTATCTATGACGAATACATTAACAAGTACGCAGAGATTAAGAAGAAAAGCAAGGGAGCACAACGGACTCTTGCAAAGCTGTTTCTGAATAATCTTTATGGAAAACAAGCAGCCTCTAAAGATAGCTCATTCAAGATAGCGTACGTGAAAGATGATGAATCACTGGGTTTTATACGACAGGGAGAGAACAACAAGAAAGCAGGGTATATTCCTTGCGGTTCTGCTATCACATCTTACGCAAGGGAGTTTACAATTCGAGCTGCTCAAAAGAACTACCATGGTGTTAATGAAAGAGGCTTTATATATGCAGATACTGACTCTATACATTGTGATTTACTTCCCGATGAAATAGTAGGAATAAGAGAACACCCGACAGAATTCAACTCATGGTCACTTGAGTCGTGCTGGGATATTGCTACATTCACAAGGCAGAAAACGTATATCGAACACGTAACACATGAAAACAGAGAACCTATAGAAGAACCGTTTTATGATGTAAAGTGTGCAGGGATGCCAAACAAGTGCAAGAATCTGTTTGTGTTATCTATGCAAGGCGACGCAGATATTAAAGGGTATGAAGAACCTAGAACAGGAACGCACAAAGAATGGACAGAAGATGAAAAGCAGTTTTTATTTAAAGGTGATACGCCTATCAAGCGTGATTTATCGGATTTTAAAATAGGGTTGAAAGTTCCTGACAAACTACGCCCGAAGAGAATTCGTGGTGGGGTCTTACTGGTAGAGACAAGTTATGAAATGAGGTAGATGTTATGAAAGTTAGATTGCAAGATATTGTTAGTTATTGTTATGGCACTGCCTGTGATTGTTGTAAGTACAGCAAAAATGGTGATTGTATAGTTAGAATAGATGGATATGTCCCATCGATATTTATTGATTTCTTTTTATTATGTGGTAATTCACCCGAACTCGCAAAAGCACTATATACAAATGAGGAGGTTGAACTGTATGAAAACGACAGTAAAAGAATTGATTGATATTTGCACAAGTAGATATGCACAAGGGTGTGTTGATTGTCCATTTTATGAGTATAAGTGCTATGAACCAACATATCCAAACGTGCCAAGGGGTGCAAAAAAGTATAGAAAATTCAAATCAGATAAAATACTTAATAAAGAAGTCGAATTAAAATTAGATAAGTAAAACAAAAAAGGTACAATGTTTCTAAAATGAAACAAAGTACCTTTTTATTATATCATTGACTATCGGTGAAAACGGCCTAAAGCCTGTTACGGCAAGGGAGCAACCCCGGCCATAGAAACAGCGGTATTTTTCGCCCGTGCGGTCTGCTTCTATGTTTTTCGCTTTCTGACGATAGATGATACCGTTTAATAACTAAGAGCTTGCAATATAGTTTCTTTACACTGTAAGTCTTTAAATCTAAAACAACCATGTTCAAAGAAGTATCTCATATTAGAAATAAATAAGTCGTTACTCTTTAACATAACATAGTTTATATTATGGTCATCTGTAGTAATACTGATTCTATAAGGGTATGTCTTATCCGGTCTATCATCACAGTATATAATGCCTAAGTCCATATACTCTTTAACAGCATAATCCCTGCCAAGATACCGTAGTGTTGCTACATACGTACATTCTCCGATAGGCTTTTCAATAAACGCATTGCTGTCATTCAAGTAAGTAGCTTGTGCAGAATAAGCAACATAATCATCAGTGATAAATGCACGATTAAAACCACTTTCTGTCTGTGCCTTGCTTGCGCTTTCATTGTATCCCTGCTCTAGTACAAATCCGTTACCCCTTAAAAATTTCGTGTCAGATTTAAGTCTGTTTGTAATTTTCATGGCGGTGTAATATGGATTAATCAATGATACAGGGTTCGCCAACATGTAAACTGGCACATAACGAACTTGTTTCCCTTGTCCACGTGCAATAGATGTGTGAATGGAAATAAATTTTTTCACTTCATTTGAGCAGTAACGATTTGTCTCACTCTGAAATTCGTCAAAAATAATACAGCTGATATCACTGAACATGTGTGAATTTTTCTTAACAGCATCAGCATTATTAAGTGCCATAGCATACCCGCAAGAAAATCCATTCAAAAATAATTCGTGAAACTTTCCGTGCATCATTGGTTTGCTTGTCATTTCGTATTCAGGAAAAAATAATTCTTTGATATCTTTAAAAAATTTTTCTGCTACACCACTAAGTTCATAATCATATCTATATAATAGACCGAACTTTTCACCTTTTGATAAAAATTTATTGACTACCAGTTTACCAAAATAAGTAGTTTTGCCGCCTGTTCTGTTACTAGTAACCATATAAATCTCAGGTCTTTTATTGTTAAGGTCTAATAGACTTAATAGTTTTGCTCCATCATAATAACTCATTTTTATCACCTCTTATATATTATAGCATATTACCACTAAAATGTCAATAGACACTATACCTATTAATAGACTTATTGTATAGATATAGTGCCTATTGACATTTTAGTGATAATGTGTTATAATTAAATAAGAAAGGAAGTGATAAAAGCGATGGATATTAATACAGTAACTACAGCAATCTCAACACTTGGTTTTCCTATTGTAATGTGCGGAGCTATGTTTTGGTATATGCTGAAAGAAAAAGACTCACACAAAGAAGAGATGAATAGCGTAACCGAAGCGTTGAACAATAACACGTTGATTTTACAGAAGTTATGCGACAAGTTGGGTGATGAAAAAAATGAGAACGTATAATGTACACGGCGGACATTCATTAAAGTGCAGAGGGGTTAGTGATTTACTAGATGAAGTTGATGAAGACAGAAAGGTAAAAAACAAACTAATAGAACTGTTAAGAGCTAACGGTGATACGGTATACGACTGTACAGACGATTATAGTACAAGACAAGGTGCAAACTTATCTGCTATTGTTTCTAAGTGTAATGCACACAATGTTGACTTAGATATTTCAATCCACCTAAACAGTGCAAGAAACGACAGAGTAGGTGACGGAAAATGCGGTGGAGTTGAAGTCTACGGATATGATGATAAAATCTATGGTGTAGCATATAAGATTGCTGAGAATATTTCCAACACTCTTGGTATTGGCTTTCACGGTTCTCCAGTAAAATACAGAAAAGATTTGTATGTACTTAGAAAAACAAAAGCAAAAGCCATTCTGATTGAATGCTGCTTTGTAGATGACAGGGACGATGTAATTCGATGGGATTCTACAAAGTGTGCTATGGCTATTGCGGCAGCTCTTGGATGTAAAACAAATGTGGAATCTACTGTGAAACCACAGACAAATGTTTCACGTGAAACATATTTTCCAGTATTCAAATCAAGTAGCTGTTCTATCGTTGATTGTTTAAAGTCAATCGGTGTAGATTCTAGTTATTCATACCGCCAACGTATTGCAAGTAAAAACGGCGTAGAAAACTATAGTGGTTCAGCGCCACAGAATGACAAACTTGTTTCACTGGGTAAAAAAGGAAAATTGATGAAACCGTAGAAAGGTAAAAGCAAATGCCAAGCATTGATACAGCATACTCTTGGGCCATACAAACTTGTAATGCACCCAACGTGGGGTATTCACAAACATACAGAAATAGACAGACAGTTGGTGGTATTACTTATTATGATTGCTCATCATTTATCAATTATGCTTTAGTTGCAGGTGGATTTGAAACACCTGGTTATGCACCTAACCATAACGCTTTTACAACAGCTACCATGATTAACTGTTTATTAGAACTAGGATTCACAGAAGTAGATGCACATGGAGAATACAAACCTGGTGACATTGGTTGGGTAAGTGGGCATACAGAAATGTGTTATCTAGGTGGTGACGGCAAGGGAGTTTTTATGGGCGCTCACACAAGTGATGCGCCTTTAGAATATCAAGTAAGCATAGGCAACACAAGTGGAAACGTTAACTATCAGAGAAGTTTTACAAGATTATTCAGATATGGCGATGGTGGTGCAACCGGATACGGCTCAAGTATTTATGTTATATCTGCCCTAGCAGGTAATGCGTGGCGAGAATCGCATATCAATCCAACCTTAGGTCAACAAGGTGGTACCGCTTTCGGAATCTTTCAGTGGGACGGGTCAAGACGTGAAGCATTATATACATGGTTAGAAGCAAATGGCTATGAACGCACAGACCCTGTTGGACAGATGAAATACTTGGTCGTAGAAAATGACTGGCAAGGAGAATTTGCAGGAATTACTTCTTTGCAGGAATTCTTGACAAGTAGTAGCACGAATATTCCACAGTTGGTTGAAGCTTTTGAGACGTGTTGGGAACGTGCAGGTGTGCCAGCTTTACAAGAAAGAATTGATTTTGCTTATAAAGCATATGATTACATTCAGAAACACGCAAATGATTCAGGCATCACAGCATGGGAAACAGAGCCAAAGTATTACTTATCAGAATCACAGGCACTTAACAATGCGGTATTGATGTACCGTTTTTACAGTGCAGGAGGCGGTGGCGGCGGATCTATAGTCAAGAAAAAAAGAAAAATGCCACTATGGATGATGTTGAAATATTAGAAAGGAGTTTATATGGCAGTAAGAACAAGAGAAGAAATTTTGGAAGCACTCCGTACTAAAGTAGGAGAACAGACAGATGATGAAACGATTGCATTTTTGGAAGATGTTACAGACACGTTAACAGACCTTGAAACACGTGCAAAAGGTGATGGTGAAAACTGGGAACAGCGTTACAAAGATAATGATGCAGAATGGCGAAAGAAATACGCGGAAAGATTTTTCAGTAGTGAGCCAACAGACCCACCTGAACCAAAAGATACACCTGAGACTACACCAAAAACTTTTGAAGATTTATTTAAGTAGAGGAGAATTTTATTATGGCAAGAAGAATTGCAACAAGCACGCTCAATGCGTCAACCATTGATATCATGAACGTAATTAGAAATAATGCGTCATATGATTACCAGCAGAGTGTACCGGAAGTGGCAACTTCGGAGGATGTTCCGAAAGTCGGTGAGATTATCTACGGTACACCTGCTTTTGCTAACCAGTTTTTAAACGCACTTGTAAATCGTATTGCTACAGTGCGTATGCAGAGTGCAACATTTAACAACCCTTATTCACGGCTTAAAAAGGGATACCTTGAATTCGGTGAAACAGTGGAAGATATTTTCGTATCTATTGCAAATGTTGTCGAATTCTCAGCAGAAAAAGCAAGCGCAAGAGAATTTAAAAGAACATACCCTGATGTACGTTCAGCATTCCATACAATGAATTGGAGAGTAATGTATCCAGTAACAATTCAGGACGAAGATTTGAAACAGGCGTTTCTTTCTATGGGCGGTGTCCAGTCTTTAATTGCTAAGATCGTAGATAGCGTATATACAGCAGCCGAGTATGATGAATTCTTAATGTTCAAGTATCTGCTCATTAAAGCGATCGCACACGGACAGATGAAACCAAAATCTATCGGAGACGGAACAGACCTGAAAGAGGGAGCTGTACAGTTTAGAGCAACGTCTAACTTATTACCTTTTATCAGTGCAGATAATAATATTGCAGGTGTTAAAACAAACACACCAAAAGAGAGACAGGTTATTTTTATGGATGCTACATTCAATGCACAGTTTGATGTAAACGTGTTGGCTAGCGCATTCAACATGGAAAAAGCCGATTTTATGGGTAGATTGTATATCATTGATAATTGGACAGAATTTGACAATGACAGATTTGATGTTATCAGAGCTAACTCAACAGGCATTGAAGAAGTAACAGCAGAAGAACTTGCATTACTTGCAAATGTAAAAGCTGTTATCTGTGATGAAAATTGGTTTCAGGTGTATGACAACAACAACAAGTTCACAGAAAAATACGTAGCTAGCGGGCTGTACTGGAATTACTTCTATCACACATGGAAAACAATTTCAAGTTCACCGTTCGCAAATGCAGTTGTGTTTGTAACAAGTGACGCAAATATCGATGCACCTGATACAATTACAGCGCATGTTGACACAAAGGACGAAGCAGATTATGCAACAGTATTTGCACTGTCTCCGAAATTTGAGAGTGCAGGACTTGAAGCACAAAATGTAAACTTCATTCAGACAGAAGCAATGACAAGTGCTGGTATCGCAATGCAGAAATATGGCGTTCTTATGATCCCGAAATCACAGCTTACTACAGAGATTGCGCTTGAAGCAGAAATTAATGGCGTTAAGTACAAGGCAACAGAAACAAAAGTAACAGGTGCAACTACAGTCGACACAGCAATCGAATTAACTAAGCAGGGTTAATATTTAAAAAAATGTGGGTGTCATATTATTGATACTCACATTTTAATAAAAAGGAGATAAAATGTATATCAATCCTAATTCTGACATAAAATTATTGCATAACGTGCCACTTGATAATACATATGAACACACTATTTATTTTAAAACAGACACAGCACAATATAATTACTTTTCAAAATTTGCGGTAAAATCATTTACAAAACAGTCCTATTTAAGAGTTAATAAAGGTGTTGCCACATTGGAAGTAAAAGCAGATGATATTTACTCTTGCAATTATATGATGTTTAGAAACACAGCCTATGGAAGTAAGTGGTTTTACGCTTTTATTACTGGAATCGAATACGTAAATGATAATTGCACAAACGTTACATTTGAAATTGATGTTATGCAGACATGGTTTTTTGCTCATAACGTTGGTGAATGTTTTGTTGAAAGAGAACACACTGTGACAGATAATCTTTTTGAAAATCTTGTAGACGAAAACTTTGAACTAGGTGATTTTGTTTCTAATAACAAAGATACTTTTAATATGATGCCATTATGTGTATGCGCTTTAACATCTAAGCATTCTAGCGGCGCAAGCGCAACTGGAAAAACAATCAATAATATTTACACACCGTTAAATGTAATAGCAGGTGTTAGGTCTACAGATACGGCAGAAATTAATGCTTTATTAGAAAGATTTGTGGGAGAGGGTCAAGAAGATGCTATTGTGACTCTTTACCAGTATCCTGAATTTTTAGGGGATGGCTCTCAAACTAAACCAGTTACACAGGTTAAAAAAATTTCACCTAACTTAACAACTATAGACGGTTATACACCTAAAAATAAAAAATTGTTTTCATACCCATATAACTTTTTAGTTGTTTCAAATAACTGCGGACAAACATCTGAATATAAATGGGAACTGTGGAACGATGTAAACCATTGTGGTAACTTTAGTTTCCAGGGGGTTTTTATAAGCACACCGTGCGTTCTAGCTTATCCTACTTATTATAGAGGAAATGCAACTGATTATGATAGCGGGTTGACCTACAGTAATTTTCCGCAAATACCTTGGGTAGGTGATACATATAAAGCATGGCTTGCTCAAAATAAAGGTGCAGTTACTAGTGGAATGGTTACTACAGCAGTCGGTGCAGCTTTAACAATAGCAGGTGCGGGAACAGCTAACCCATTATTAATAGCTGGGGGCGTTGAAACAGTTGGCTATAATGTTGGAAATTTACTAGGTAAAAAATATGATAAAGAGCACACACCACCACAGGTACACGGTCAAATTCAGTGTGACAGTTTAAACGCAGGAACAAGCAGAGTTGAATTTAGTTTTTATAACATGAGCATTAGAGCACAATACGCTAAAATAATTGATGATTATTTTAATGTTTACGGATACGCTGTTAAAAGAGTTAAACACCCAAACTTTAACAGCAGACCTCATTGGAACTATGTTAAAACAGTTGGTTGTTGTTTAAAAGGTAGTGTGCCCGCAGATGACGCTAAAAAACTGTGCAGTATTTATGACCATGGTATTACGTTTTGGAAAAATGGTGATGAAATAGGTAACTATTCATTAGATAACAGGCCAACGTAAAGAGAGGTGAGAACAATGGGTAGAAGAAAAAGAACAAACTTTGAAGATAGCGCAAGTACAAATACTTTAACGTATATGCAATATTTAAGGCGGTTAATGGAATTATCAATGTCAATGTTTGAATGGAAAAATTTACCAAGCACAGTAGACCCTCGCTATATTGAATTGAGACTGTTCGAAACTGGTAGCGTTGTGTTTTTTAAGGATGACGTGCTAGGTGTGTTGTGTCTTGACTGTATTCAGCAAGGTAATTTTGACGTATACGGAAACCCTATTACACGTCGTGCTTATTCCTATTATAACAATTACCAAAAAGTCCTAGACGATAAAGACAGCGTTATCATATGGAATAACTACCTTAGAACAAATAGTGTTACAGATATACAATTATATGCTAAACGCCTGTGGGACTTGGACAGGAGTGTGGATGTTAACGCAAAAGCGCAGAAAACACCTTTACTGATTCAATGCAACGAGAAACAACGGATGGCAATGAAAAATCTGTATATGCAATATGATGGTAACACACCTGTTATATTTGCTGATAACAATATTGATATAAATGGCGTTAAGGTTGTAAGCACACAAGCACCTTATGTTGCTGATAAGTTATATCAATTAAAAAATCAGATATGGAACGAAGCGTTGACCTATCTTGGTATCAGTAACTTGAACATTAACAAGCAAGAAAGACTTATCACAGACGAGGTGTCAAGTTCACAAGGTAGTACAATAAGTTCAAGATATAGTAGGCTTGAGTGCAGAAAACAGGCTGTTGAAAAAATCAATGAGATGTTCGGCTTAGATATTGAAGTTGATTACAGAAAAGATTATCAAGATATTGACTTAGATATGCCAAGTGGTGATGATACGACGGGTGGTGATGAAAGTGAGTAAGTACACAACCGAGGTACGTTTTATATGCGAGAGTAAGAGTGGGTTATCTGAAAGTAAAGGTTGCGACAACGTGGACGAGGTGCTTGAAAAGAGCTGGAACAAGATTTTTACAACTAACTGCACTTTCTTTGATGAATCATACAGAAGTGTTTTATGTAAGAAGATTTTGAAACATTACTATTTGCGTGAGATTTGTTCTGAAACTGTTGGAATATGGAAACTGTGGATGAACACGAAACTTGAGGAAATCATGCCGTATTACAACCAGCTTTATGAAAGTGCTAAAATTGAGTTTAACCCTATGCAAGATGTTAATTTAACTAGAGAACATAAAAGAACAGAAAATGAAACGGCAAGCGGTAACAGAAACGCCACAAATAATGTTGAAAATAATGTTACAAGCAATGGTACGGGTAATAGAACAACAACCAGTGATGCAAATAAAAAAGATTTATATAGCGATACACCACAAGGTGGGCTGAATGGTATTGAAAATGAAACGTACCTAACAAATGCTAGAAAAATAACTGATTCTGTAAATGATAGTGACACATTAAATACAAATACCACAGAGAAAAATGTCAGTGATTCTACTAGCAAAGAAGTGACAACAAATAATGTTGACACAACAGAGGATTATCTTGAATCGCTTGTTGGAAAACAAGGCACAGAAAGTTTTAGTAGTCTATTGAAAAAGTTTAGAGAAACTTTTTTGAATATTGATATGATGGTTATTGACGAGTTTAAAGATTTGTTTTTTGTACTATGGTAATGAAAGGTGGGTGACAAATTTGTTAGAAACTTTTAAATTTTGGTGCTTTAAAGTACTTCCGTTAGTATATGATGATAGTTTAAGTTATTATGAAATTCTATGCAAAGTTGTTGATTATATTAACAAACTAATTGAACAAGATAAGGTGTTTGGAGATGAAATTGACAAGTTAAAACAAGAAATGTCAGTTCTGCAAAAATGGATTGATAATTTTGATACAAGCTATGCAGAGGAAATCATAAAACAGTATATTGCAACAATGATTTTCGTTGAAATAAGTGATTCCGGTTATATTGTATATTATATTCCTGAAAGTTGGAAAGACATTGTTTTTAATACAACACAGTTAGATATTGAAATTAGTGGATATGATTATGGTAGATTGGTTTTAAGTTATTAAGAAAGAGAGGTATAATTTATGAGTACAAGACAATATATTGGAGCAAGATATGTACCTAAATTTTTTGAAAACCCTAACGGTAGTGCAGAATGGATTAAAGAAGAGACTTATGAACCATTAACAAACGTTACTTATTTAGGTAACACATATACAAGTAAAATTAATGTGCCTAAAAACGTAGAAATAACAGACAAAAAATATTGGGTTTTAACATCAATATTTAGCGCACAATTGGAAACTTTAAGAAAAAGTTTAAGTGACGTTGCTTTTACAGGAAACTACACAGATTTAAAAAATTTACCTTTTATCACACCGGAAATGTTTGGTGCTATTGGTGACGGTGTTACCGATGATACCAATGCATTCATACTTATGCTGAACAGTAATAACATTATATGGGAACTTGACGGAAACAAAACTTATAATGTTAATACTTTTACGATTACGAAAAAAATTATAGTTAGTGGAAATGGTGCAGTTATTAAATCACAACACCCAATTATTGTAAATGTTTCTATTGAGGAACCATCCTATTACAGCAGTTATGATAATATTATTTTTGATGGCGGCCTTAACATTGAAAAAGGTTCGCAAATGTATATTACTAATTGTGTTTTTAGAAACGCAACAAACGGTATTTCATACACTAACTCAACTAAAGAAACGTTTATCACAAAATGCAGAATTAATAATTGTGATGTTGGCATATATTCTAATGGGTCAGACGTTGAAGTATCATATATAACAATTAGAGATTGTCACACAGCGTTATTAGTAAAAAAATCGTCTACATTTTCAAATATACATGCATGGTTAAGTGATAATTTTGTAGGTAGTAAATTTGCAGATTGCTATAATGATGCTACATTCAATGACTGTTATCCTGACACTTATCAGTATGCTTTTTATGTAAATAACGTAATATACTTAAAAATATACAATGTATTTTGTTTGAGAAACGTAGCTTATTGGGATGATGCAGAGCCTCAATATTTATTGTATTCAACTGATAAAAATAACTTTATTCATACATTTGTTGAGGGTGGAGCCTTTATTGGCGATAATTCGCATGAATACTACTTTTCAAATTATCAGCAAAATATATTTTGTTGTAAAGGGCTAGACGTAGCAAGATTCATTAAAAATACTGATACAAATTATATTGCTGGGTTAACACTGGAAAAAGGTTCTATTGCTAGAAACCAAAATAACACTATTATTATCAATCCAAATTCAGTAACTATAAGCGCAACATTAGAATTTACTGGCAATGGAACAAGTACACAGAAAGTTGCATCTGTAAGCAAATCTATTGCACCATCATCAAAAATTATAGCTCCTTGCGGTGTAGCACCAGGTGACGGTGCAACTTATAACGCATTTAGAGATTTATCTAATCTTATTATCGACACAGATGGTAATATATCAATTACCCATAAAGAAGTGTTGACTGGTACCATGTATGTTGGAATCTTTATTACTTATGTTGCAAAAAATAGAAACTATATAAACTAAACTGTAAATTGGTGTAAATAACGCATCACTCATGTACATGTGTGGTGCGTTATTTATACTTTTTTATGGTAATAGGTTTGCACTTTGTAAATACAATAACACTGCAGCACTTTAGGTGCAGCAATGGGGGTGCGATTTTCGAGATTAACGAAATACCAAA